AATGCTTTGTCAATTGATTTACCTTCTTGTTGTCGAGCTCTCAAGAAATTCTTAATGAATAGCATTGCGCCAAGCGTTGGTAAATACAAATGGAATTCTTCACCATTTTTCATTCTGATATGGAACGATTGAGTATCACGATCGTAATAGTTCATTAATCTTTCATCAGGATTGAAATAATCAATAAGATCTTTAGTTACTTCAATTTTTTCTTCAACACCTTCTTCATCAGATGCATTAACAAAAATTTTGTTTTCTCCGTTTTTAAATGTGTAATCACGGATAGCAAAAATTAAATAGAAACGGTCAATCTCTTTAAGATCTTTGTAAGTACCAGGTTTCCCAGGAACTTTAATACGACAACATTTCTCAATGATAAAGTTTAACATTTCGTCAATACTTAATAAGTCATTATCATCAATAGTTGACCAGTGACGGATTTCAGCAACAGCTGCTGCGCGGATTGCGATTTGAGTACCTGACTCATAGAATAAACCTTGTGAAGGTAAATTTTCAGATGGAATGTTTTTCCACCCAATTTCCATTGCGAGTGGCTCATCATCGTATGTTTTGAATTTCTCAGCTTTACCTAATGATGTAATGGTAGCTTGAGGTTGTTTAACTTCTTCAACTGGAGTTATTTCTTCAGCTTCAGCAAAAAGACGAGCTTCATTTTCTAGCTTGTCTTTGAAGTCTTCTGCGTTTTCTTCTTGCATATAATATGTTTTTATTGGTTATAGTTTATATATCATCGTATGTTTTAAACTGCTGAAATTAAAAAAAAGGATTGCCGAAGCAATCCTTTCTGTATTGATATAACCAAACTATACGTATTATAATATAGTTTCTTCCCAGTAATCACATCTTAGTGTGAAACCTTCAATTTTATAAATATCATTACTTGTGAAGTCCGATTCCAACGCTGGGATTGGAGTTGTTGGAAAACACACAGGGAATTTAATTTGTCTAAAGATATCACCATTTTTGTTAAAATAGTTGATGATCATTGGACCTCCTGTGTATGCTGTTTTAAGACCCATACGTCCAGTTAATGGATCGTAAATAAGGTCACACCATTTACGTAATGCTTTATACACATACATACTTGATGCATCATTTAAGTTAACCTCAAAGTCAATTACTACATCGCAAGTGGTGCTTTCAGCGGCACCGCCTGCAAATGAACGAGTTGCGTTTTTATATTTTTGCTCAACAACTGCTGGCAATTTATTAACATCAACTCCACTAACTTTAAGTACACTTTCCATCACTAAGCTCCAATCAGTTACACCTGCTGGTGGTTGAATTGTAATCTCAAATTGCGATAGATACACTGGTTCGAACTTCTCCATGGAAGCTTTCGAATTTCTATAATGTGGTAATCCTGCCATTGTACTTTAGTTTATTTTCTTTTTTATATATCTTTATTAAACAGCAGAGAATCCTCCAGCTGCAATAGCACCTGTTTTAAGTACTGTGATACGGTTAACAAATTTCTGTAATCCTCGAGCCGGCTCAATTCCGATATCAATGATACCAAAGTTTTGGTCGATAATTTCAGGTGTGTTATTGCTATCATCCATGATCACACTGTAAGCATAAATACCACCAGCTGTACGAATAACATCAAGATAAGTTTCAACCGTAGTACGGATCTCTAATCTTGTTGAAGCATCATTGAACTCGAACAAGTAGTTTTGTAAGATTTCAATTACACCTTCTTCGATAGTGATAAGTAAATCACGAACATGTAAATTATTGAATGCAGATAATGTTCTTTGGTATGCAGTTTGGTTAGCGAAGATCATAGGACCTACATTACGAACTACAACGATTGGGTTAAGACCCGCAGGCTCCAAGAATTCACGATCTTTTAACAAGAAGTCATATTCCATTTTCACGAATTTAGGATTCGAGATAACACCACGACGAGGACCAGCAACAATTCCATAAGGTTCACCGTTGATGAATTTACGGATGAAGTTGTTTGACACGTCAGCTGCAGGTGGAATAGATTTGTTTTTACCGTCTTCGTATATAATGATATTCGGTGTGAATACCCCAATAAACTTAGCTCCATTTTCTTCATCAGGTAAACTCCAAGTAAAGCTTGGTCCTAATGTAAGATTTCCACCAGTAGAAATATATTCTGTGTTTAACACTGGTTTTGGATTTCCAGTTGCAGCATCAGGTAATTCAGTGAATCGTGGATCTGTACTTGCTTGGAATTCAGCCATAGATGGAGAATTCAAGATTGCCATACATTGTTGTCTCTTCATTGCTAAACGGCTTAGGTATTGTTTTGGACCCATGTGAGGTACAAGACCACCGTTGAACGTATCGACAACGTAACGATATTGAATAACATCTTTACTTTCAAGTGTAACACCTACATTTGTAAGTTCAAGAACAGATAAGATTTTCTCTAATTGAGCAGGAGTTCCAGGTAAGTGGAAGTCTGTCATTTTGAATCCTGAAAGAGCAGTGAATTGGAATCTGTCTGCAAATTTTTGGATAGGAGTAAATCTTGTCACGTAATTAATACCTGAAACAGTTGAAACTTTAGGAGCCTCTAATGTAGTGTACTCGTAATAAGGAGTTCCAAGAGCAGGATCAAGTTTCTTAACTTTTGTTATAACTCTAATTAATTTTGGAGAATCAACATCGTTATTAACAAGGAAGTCACCTACTTGAATTTTATTTGCGTTAGTTGCATTAAGTTTGAATTTTTTACCACCTCCAAACAGTGTAGATTCAATAGCAACGTTATCACTGATGTTTTTAGCTTTTGAGGAATAAACAACAAATTCATTTACCGGATTAGTTCCATCCACAATTACACCGTCTAGGAAAGTATTATCAACACCAGCAAAATTAGATGAAGAAACTTCTAAATCAGTGTCAGCATATTCTTGGATTGAAGAACCTATAAGTCCATAAGCAATTTTTGAATATGCATTAATAGTTTTACCCCATTTTTGAGTTACGTTCAAGTAATTAAATTGAGAAGAACCAGCAGCGTATTGAACTCTATCACCGTCAATCATTAAAGAACCTTTAATGTTTTTAGCAAGTTTAGAACCTGGGTAAGCTTCAACATACATGTATTGGTAAATATCTGTTGTATCTAAATTATATGTAGTTGCACCTACAGTAGCAGATGTGGAATTAACTTTACCGTTAAACACATTACCATTAGGCAAATATACAAGGATATCATCATTAAGCGTTAAACCATTAAAAGGGTTAGCGTTAGAAGCACCTACGATACGAACATTTCCAAAGTCAGTATTTAATGTACCACTAGTGTATTTATTTTTATCAACACCTGGGAATGTAGACGATCCGTCTTCAATGTACCAAGTACCAGCAATTAATACAGGTGCAACACCCATGTTATCATAAACAAGAACTTCATTCTCGTCAGCGTTAACAGCAGTTTGTCCTAATCCTAAGATATTATTAAATGCAGCTTGTGGTTCAAGAATGTATCCGAAAGCATTTCCAGAAATTCCTAAATTAGCCCATAAGTATTCAGTAGCTGTATCAGTAATGTCAAACAATGTAACTTTAATTACAGACGGTTGTTGGTAAGCTGCAAACTCATCAGCAGCAAATCCGCTAACAGCCCATTTGTCAATGTAGAAAGGAGCACCGGAAGTTAAAGTTGTTTTAACAGTAAATGAAGTAGTTCCAGATCCTGGAGTAACAGCATTGACTTCAAAATATTTAGCATATCCTGGAGCTTCAATCAAAACGATATCTCCTGTGTTTAACGAAACACCAGCAGAAGTAGATGCTACAGTAAAAGTAATATTTGTAGCAGGAGCTCCACCTACGTTAGCAAGAGGTATTGTGATTGCGTCACTTACTTGATATAATGTTCCACCGTTAGCAACAGTAACTGTTCTAGCACCTGATAAACTATATACAACATTAAATGTTGCACCAGTCCCAGATCCTGTTGTAGTTGATGCAACAGCTGTGTATGTAAAAGGAACTAATGTAGCAGGAGATATTGTTAAAGCACCTGTACCTCCTATAGATGCAGTGTCAATTGTAATAACATCAGTTGTTTTATAGCCAGTTCCTGCAGCAACAAGAGTTACGCCTGAAACAGTACCACCACCAGCAACCGTTACACTAAATGTTGCACCAGACCCAGTACCCGTAGTTGATAACTGAGGAAGAGTTGTAGCACCAACTGGAGTTCCACCAGCAACCGTATTAGTTACAGGAGCAGTTAAAGTAGCAATTGCTTGTCCTTTTGTTGTTGTTTGCGTAGTTGAACCGATTGTAACAATTACATCGCCAGCAACAAAATCATTAACAACAATAGTGTTTGCTACAGTAGGAACAGCAGAAGCTGTTGTTACACCAATGTAGTTATCTTCAGCAACACC